TTCATAATTTTTATAAGTTTGGTTTAATACGCTTACTAAACATTTATCTAACCATTTAGCATTATTATAATTCGGAATAATAATACTGAACTTATAATCTTTTTTTTCTATTGGTTCTAATAGTTTTAACCATTCTTCTCCATAATCAGGATAGTTATATTTAAACCCTTTTTTTAATTTTTCGATTTGTTCTAAATCTAAATTAGATAAATCTTTTTTTAATATAAATCCTTTACCATCTGTTAATTCTTTTATAGCATTTGGGAAGTCAGTACATATACAAGGTGTTCCCAGTATTAAACTTTCATACATTACCATGCATTGCGATTCATAATCACTTAATTGCCATAAGCTATCAGCCCATGCCATATATTTATACGGATTATCTTGTTTCCCTAGCCATATAACATTATAATTTTTTAATTCTTCTTTTATCTTTTCGCTATATTGTGGATATAAATAACAACTTCCAGCAACTACAAATTGATAATCTTTACCATACTTTCTTTCACACTCATTTAAAATTGGTTTTAATCTAGGAAAGCCCTTTTGTGGATCTATTCTGCTTACAATTAAAAAGTTGTGTTTTTTCTTTGGTATATCAATTGTTTCTTTTGCAAGTTCTTTTATTTCATTAGTATCAATTATATTAGGGATAATAACACAATCTTTACCTTTTCTTTTTTTAAATTGTTCTTTTGCTTCTTCACTTACTGCAACATATTTTTTAAATGGTATTACTTCTTGATAATATTCATTACTATCTATTAAACAAGCATTTATTACTTGTATATAATTATTTTTTCTTACTTTTACTTTATTTAAATTATAAACTGCATCATAAATACACCAATCAAATATTTCATCTTTACATATGTCTATATGTTTTACATTACCTACTGTTGACCATTTTTCCAGCATATCAAGTGGACTATCATTACTTGCATAAACAAATGTTATATCATGTCCTTGTTTGCTTAAGTATTTACCTCTAGCATACATTGTTTTTTCGACTCCACCTGTTTCAAATGGTCTTGTATAATACATTGCTATTTTCATAGGCATCTCCTACTTCATTTTCATTATATTATTTTTTTATACTTAATTTTTCGTATTTTTTTTCTATATAGTTTGAACTACAAAGTCCATTTGATTAAGGAATACATCTTGTTCTAATAGATAAACTGCATTAATTATTGCTACCACCATATCTACTTTTCCGTTAGATTTTTTCTTATTTACATATAAGTTTTTATTTGTATCATATGTACACTTGGCATTTTGAAAGTTTATTTCTAATAGTTTATTTTCTGTATACTTGGCTTCACCATTTAATATTTTTTCTTTAAATAATTTTGTTGGTGAATGAAGTACACTTGAATGTTGCCTTATTTCCACAGTATTATATCCTGCTCTTTCTAACTTTTGGGCTGTACTCATACAATTAAATCTATCATAGCCTATCGCTTGCACTTGAACACCATATTTGTTTTCTATATTCATTATAAAATCTTCCACTACTGCATAATCTATAACTCTATCACCACAAGCAATACATTTCATGGATCTTATAAAACTTCTATAATCTATTTTTTCAAAAGCATTTTTTTCTTCAATTCTTCCTTCTGGTATAAATGCTATTGCTTCAAATAAAATGTTATTATCATCATCTGCACTTACCATTCCTATTGCAGTATTATCATTTGTTTGTGATAAGTCCAGTCCTAAATATACAACTCTACCATTCCAGTCTATATTTGAAACTTTACACTTTTGAACATCTGCTACATCTATATAACTTTCTGTCCCTTGTCCTTGATAAATTATATTACAATGTTTTGTAACAAAATTTTCTCTAGCACTTTCTACTGCTATTGCATATGCTCTTTTTTTAAGTAAATCTTGCCATATTTCTTTTATTTCAAGTGCTACTGGATTACTTTGTTTTAAAACTAAATCATCTGTTTCCCAATTCTTTGGATTATCTGGTTCATATAATAAAGCAAATCTTGTATCATCTTTTATTATTTTATCTAATACTTTTTTACAATAACTTACTTCATCTTCAAATGGATTATCTATTGTTGGATATTTAGTAGATATAATAAAGCCTAATTTATTTAATATATTTAATTGTCCAGACCTCATAGCTTCTATTGGATAGTTAGTATTTAATGCTCCAACTTCATCTGCACAAAATACATTTGGAAGTCTACCATCCATTCTACTTGTACTAAATGATAAAGGTGTATAAATACTTTGTTTAGGATTAAATTTAATATAATCTCTTAAAATCTTAAATCTTTTATTGTCTTTGTATTCATAAATTAATGGTGAACTTCTTATTGTTTCAGATATTGCTTCACGAATTTCTTTAGATAATGCACCATCTGGTGCTACTGAATAAAATTTTGAGAATTGTGGTTCACTTAAAAATAAAATTATAAATAATGTTGCTATTGTATATGTTTTAAAGTTCTTTCTGCATATTTCAAGAACTCCAGTTTCATATCTTCTTTTATTTGGATTATCTCTATATACTACACATAATATAGCAGTATAAAATAACCATTGATAACCAGTAGTACAATCATATAATGGTTGTCCAGCTTTTAATCCTTTAGGCATTATAAGAATTTTTAATATTTTATTTAATTGGTCTAGTTTAGTTTTGCTTAATATATATTTTTTACTTTTCCCATCACATATTTTAATAAACTCCTTCATTTGTTTTTTTACATATTTAGGAGTAGTTTTTAATTTTACCGACCTTTTGCAATATATATAAGCATTATTCATTTATATCACTACCATTTATTATTTTTAGTAGTGGGTCTTCATCTTCTGTTGTTTCACTTACATTATAATTTTTAATTATTTTCATAAGTGTAGCAACTGTTCTGTTAGCACTATCAGTTGTTGTATTATAATCTTTTAATGCTGGATTAGAATATACATTTTTTCTACCTTTTACATATTCCTTTGTTACTGTTGCTCCATCTTCTTTAATAGCTTTCTCCAAATCATTTAACATATTTAATTGAACTTGATATCTTTTGAAAGTAGTTAGAAAGAAGAAGTTTGATTGTACTCCACTTTCTTCTGCTATCTTTATAATTTCTTGGGCTTGTTCATCTAAACTTAATTTTGCCATATTTTTTCACCTCATTTTCTTTCATTTCATTATTTTTAATATTTGTTTATGCTACTAAATTATTTAGTATTGCTTCTAATACATTTACAACTATACTATTACCTGCTTGTTTATATAATTGAGAATTTGAATTAACTTTAGCTGCTTTATTAAAATCTTCATCATCAAAACCCATTAATCTCCAACACTCTTTTGGAGTTAATTTTCTTATTCTTAAATTATTCATATTATCTCCTTTTAATATTCCTGTTACAGTACCATGATTTTCTTTAACAGTTGGTGCTATTCCATTTATATCAACAATTCTTGAAGCATCATGACAACTTGGACTATAATTTCCTACAACATTTATTTTTTTATCTTTAAGATTCATCTTTAACAACAACTCCTAAATCTTGCCTTGTTGTAATCGTTTGTATCATTTGTGGTTGAACAGTGCCTCTTTTATTTGAAGTAACTATATATACTCCATCACCTTCATATGCTTCTAAATAACCTTTTTTAGTATTATTTTTAATATTTAAACATTCTTTTTGTAAATTAGTTGTATTTTCTAAAATATCACTATAAGTAATCATTCCTGAATGTTCTTCTCCTGCACCTCTAGCTGTTAATGTTGGAACTATACTATTATTTCCTTGTACTTTTTCAAATGGTTTTTGGTATGCTTTCCAATTTGAAATAGAAAAAATTTTATCTTCACTTAAATAATATTTTTCATCTACTTCTTCTTCTAACATATCTTTTAATTTTAATTTTAATTCTTGCTTTTGTGGAAATTCAAATGTTTGATTTAAATCTTTTCTAATTGATATTGTAAATACTCTTTCTCTATTTTGTGGTATGCCATAATCTTTAGAATTTAAAACTTGCCCATAACTTATATAACCAAGTTCACTCATTCTATTGCAATAATTATCATAGTTATGTTTATGTTTTTTTGATATAACATTTTTTACATTTTCCCATATTACATATTTAGGTTTTAATTTTTCTACTATTCTTATTGTTTCATACATTAAAGAACTTCTAGTTCCACTTCCTTCATTACCTCCAGCTTGTTTGCCAGCGACAGAAAAATCCTGACATGGTGATCCGTGCATAATTAAGTCAACCTCTAAGTCTTTATCCCAAATTGTAATATCTTGTGGTTCAAAATTAGTATTATGCATAGCATTAAATGACTTAACTGCATATTTATCTATTTCAACATAATCAACTATTTCGTAATCTATCCCTAGTCTTTCAAGTGCTTTACTACAAGCACCTATTCCCCCAAATAATTCTAATAATCTTAATTTACTCATTCTCCATAACCTTTCATTTCATTATAAATTACAACAATCATATTTATTTGGATTAAAATTATTTTTCCAATACTCATAATGTTCTGAATAATCTTCACATACTGATATACTTGGAATTTTAATTTTGCTTAATATTTCTAATTTATTTTCTAATGGCATATGTAAATAGCCACCTTCTTTTAAAACATATTTTGAATAATCAATATTAAACCATTTTTTTACCCAATGATTTACCCTTAAAAATTCAACTATTGCTTTATTAATACCTAAATTATTTAATTTATTAAAATTCATATATTCTTCCATTAATGGACTTAATCTAATAGCAACATTAAAATCTAAATCTTGTAATTTTAAAATTGACTTTATTCTTTTACTTGGAACACTTGCTTTTTCATAAGTAAGTGATAATTTATCATCAAGAGTTGTTACAGATATTTGGAAATGTGCTAAATCTCTATTGTATATATCTAAATATTCATCATTAGTAACATAATGTGATTTAGTTACAATTAAATAACCAACTTCATACTTGTTTAATAATTTAATAGTTTCTAAAGTAACTCTATTTTTTAATTCTATTGGTTGAAAGCAATCTGTCATGCCACCTAATCGAATTATTTTACCTTTAGGTATTTTTTTAATTGCTTTTTCTATTTTATCTATACTTGCAACTGATGGTTCATTAGAATCCCATAAATTTCTAAATGATAATAAACCTTTAGCATAACAATAACTGCAGTCATGTTGACATCCACATCCATAAGTATCTAATCTAGTGTTATAGTAACATCTAGAACCTTCATTTCCTTTTACTTGCTT